CGAAATATGGATCAGATCCAAAAAGCTCAAAGCACCACTTCACACGTGAAAAAGAAGCGAACCGGGGCACATTTGCGGCAATGGCGATGGCCCAAAGGGGTCAGCGGCAATCCTGGCGGCAAGCCTAAGAAGCTTCGAATCACCAGGTTATTCGAAAAAATTCTGAATCGCGGAAAAAACAGGCTGGAATTGGAACACGTCATTCTGGACATCCTGAAAGGGCGGCGGATGGCATCGGTTCTGTTACTTCGTGAGATGGCGGAGCGGACAGAGGGGAAGGTTACACAGCCTGTGGACGTGGACGCTGAGGGCCTGGCGGGCCTGGCGGAGGCGATTGCAAAGGCGCGGAAACGCAAGGATGATGACGACCCGGAGAAAAGTTAGAGCGCGGCAACGGAAGAGGGTCTGCCTAAACCTGAAGCGGTCCGATGGGAGTGTGTTGGGAAGCGATGAGCAGTTCGCCGGAGAACGGCGCAGCAGAGCGGCAACACGGAGTCAACAGCAATTAGCTAATATTTGGCAGCTGGCCGGCAAAATTTCACTCTCGGAGCAATCGGTAATAAGTGGCGTGAAATCAGTTCCATAAACTGAAAGTAAAAGTGGAAGAAAACCACCCCCAAACCGCAGAAAAGCAGTTAGGCCCGGAAGAGATCCTGCGCGCAGACATCGCAGCACTTACTCACGACCCCTACAAATTCGCAAAGTATGCGTATGCCTGGGGTGAAGGCGAACTCGCGGGAAGCAAGGGCCCCCGTAAGTGGCAGAGAAGCGTTCTGGAATCAATAGGTTATCACCTACAAAGCAAGGCGCGGCGGCATCAGCCCTGCCTGATAGCCGTGGCCAGTGGCAAGGGCATCGGCAAGAGCGCCCTGGTGGCCATGATAATCAACTGGGGGATGAGCACCTGCGAGGATTGCAAGGTAGTGGTAACGGCCAACACGGGGACGCAGCTGGCTACCAAGACCGTGCCGGAAGTAGCGAAGTGGACGCGGCTCTCGATCAATAAGCACTGGTGGAACTCGAAGGCAACGAGCGTGACATCGCTTGAGCCAGGGCACGAGCGGGAGTGGCGCGCAGACTTCATCCCGTGGTCGAAGGAGAACATGGAGGCCTTCTCCGGATTGCACAACATGGGCAAGCGGATGATCGTGATATTCGACGAGGCCAGCGGGATACACGACACGATTTGGGATAACACAGAAGGGACGCTGACGGACGCGAACACGGAAATTATCTGGATAGCGTTTGGCAACCCAACCCAGCCCTACGGGAGATTCCGCGAATGTTTCGGCAAGAGCAAGCACATCTGGCAGACATGGAAGATTGATTCGCGCACGGTGGAAGGGACGAACCACGAGGAACAGGCGCGGCAAGTGCGGGAGCATGGTGAGGATAGCTATCACGTTCGGATATGGATTCGGGGCGAGTTTCCGCTCGTAGGGAGCGACCAGTTCATCGCGCCGGACGTAGTGGCCACCGCCAGGCAGACGCTGGCCGAGGGTTACGAGCACATGCCGAAGATTATAGGCTGCGACGTAGCGCGGTTTGGTGACGACCAAACCGTGATTGGCTACCGGCAGGGGCGCAGGGCGGTGGTACTGGAAAAGCTGCGGGGGAAGGATACGGTTTACGTGGCGGAGCGAGTCATTTATTGGCAGGAGCAGGAGCGGGCACAGGCGGTGGTGGTGGACGGAGACGGGCTGGGGGCGGGGGTGGTGGACCAGATAAAGGCAAGGGGGTACGGACGGCGGCTATTTGAGTTTCGTGGCGGGATGACGGCGAATGACCAGGCAAAATATCGCAACCGGCGGGCGGAGGTATGGGGGATGCTGCGGGAGTGGCTGCCGGGTGCGAGTCTGCCGGATGATGACGAATTGTGCGAGGACTTGGGGGGGCCGCTGTATGAGTACAACGCGAAGGGGCAGATTTGTTTAGAGCAGAAAGAAGATATGAAGAGCCGGGGGCTGGCGTCACCGGACTGCGGAGACATGCTGGCAATGACGTTTGGGGTAACGGTAGCTGCTCCTAAGCCGGTGGAAAAGACGGAGCTGGTTTATGTCGGGCTGCCTAATACCGGGTGGATGGCTTGATGGAAGAAAAGACCAAAGAAACCGGGACACGGGAAGAACGGCTGCTGGCGACGGCCCACAAGCGTTTTGCGGACTGTGAATCGGCGGAAAGTGATATGCGGTCGCAATGCCTGGATGACCTGTTGTTTCTGGCCGGGGAGCAATGGGACGTGCAGGCCCTTAACGAGCGAACACTGAACAAGCGCCCGGCGCTGGTGATTAACCGCATGGATCAATTTGTGCAGCACATAGCCAATGCCCAGCGGCAGAACCGGGTAAGCGCGCGCGTATTTCCGGTGGATGACCAGGCGGATGTGGATACGGCGGAAGTACGGCAGGGGTTGATTCGACACATCGAATATCAGAGCAATGCTGCCGTGGCATATCACACCGCTGCGTTTTATGCGATTGCTATGGGATTCGGGTATTTCCGGCTGAATACCGAGTATTCTGACCCGCTCACGTTCGAGCAGGATATCAAGATTGAGCGCATCGAGAACCCTTTCAACGTGTATCTGGCCCCGCATACCCAGCCGGATGGCAGTGATGCCGAATTTGGGTTCATCTTTACCGACATGACCAAAGAACAGTACCGGGCGGCCTATCCGAAAGGGCAACTGGCCGGGGCCAATGATATGCGCAGCATCGGCGATAGCGACCCCAACTGGATAGGCGAGGATATGGTGCGGGTAGCGGAATATTTCTATACCGAGTACCGGCACGCCAAGCTGGTGCGGTTGCAGGATGGCACGGCCCGCTTACAAGAGGAATTGACCGACGCGGATGCAGTTGTGCTGGACGGGGACGGGCAGCCGGAAGTGCGGGATACGCGGATACCCACAGTGCGGTGGTGCAAGTTCAATGCCGTGGAAATACTGGAAGAAACGGTATGGCCGATACCGCAGATTCCGATTATCAAAGTGACGGGGCACGAATTGAACGTGGACGGGCAGCGCATCTTGAAGGGGATTGTCAGGAATCTCAAAGATGCCCAGCGGCAGTACAACTTCATGCTGTCGGCGCAGACCGAAGCGGTGGACGCCAGCAAGGGCCAGGTAGTGATGTACGAAGGGCAGGCCGAAGGGCATGAGGCGGAGTGGCAGAATCCGAACGTGCGCAAGGTATTGCAGGTCAAGCCGGAAACGCTCGATGGCAAGGTAGTGGGGTTGCCACAACGGCTGGCGCCCAACATGAGTATTCCGGCCATGACCGAGGCGCGGCTGCTGGCCTCGGATGATTTGAAGGCTTTGGCGGGGATTTACGATTCCGCGCTGGGGGCGCAGAGCAATGAGACCTCTGGGCTGGCGATTGGTCGGCGGGTACAGCAGTCGGATACGGCTAATTTCCATTTTCAGGACAACCTGACGGTTTCGATTACGCACGCGACGCGCATGATCGTGGACATGCAGACGGTGATTTACGATACCCCGCGGGTGGTGCGCATCATTGGCGAAGATGATGCCCATAAACTCAGGAAAATCAATCAGGATTTTCAAGATGGCGGCGGGCCGGTCAAACGCTATGATTTTTCCACCGGCAAGTACGATGTGATTTGCACCGCCGGGCCAAGTTTTGCGACCAAACGCAAAGAAGCAGCGGAATTACTGGTGCAGTTGTCGCAAACCGCCCCCATTATCATGAATGCCGCGCCCGATTTGGTGATGAAGGCGATTGATGTCCCCTATGCTCAGGAAATCTCGGAACGTCTGAGAAAGACGCTGCCGCCAAACTTGCGGGATGAACCGGAAGGCAGGAAAGAAGTGCCGCCCGAAGTGCAGCAAAAGATGGCGCAGATGGGACAAATGCTGGAAGCCTTGACGCAGCAGCTGGATCAGGCCACAGAAGTTATCAAGACCAAGAAACTGGAACTGGACAGCAAGGAACGCATCGAAATGGCGAAACTGGAAATGCAGCGGCAGGAACTTGAGGCGCGGCTGCTGGAAAGCTCGCAGAAACTCGATAGCACCGAGGCGATTGCTTTGCTCAAGGCCGAAGTGGACGCCATGAAGGCGCAAATGGGATTTGACGCGCAATCCGCAGCGGTCGAGGCGGGAGCAGGCGCGGCACGAATGTAGAACGGACTCTACCGCGTGGAGAAAATCACCGGGCACAATCCATCGGAGGAACGATGAGCAACGAAGAAACCGAAGTGGTCGAGCAAGTGGAAGAACAACCAATTCAGGCCGAGCCATTGGAACCAGACGTTCCAGATGACGAAACTGCCGCAGAACCGGCCCCTGCGGAAGATGGCGAGAAGCAGCAGCAACCGGCAAAGCCGGAAGGCGGGATTCAGAAACGAATCAACGAACTGACGCGGGAGAAATATCAATTACAGGCCGAGCGCGACGCCTATCGCGACATAGCGAAGGGCAAAACGCTGGAAGCTGTGAAAGAACCGCCAGCCGTTGCCGCGAAACAGAAACCGCTGATGGACAACTTTGCCACAACCGAGGAGTACATGGAAGCTCTGGCGGATTACAAGGCGGAAGAAAAAATCGCCGCGTTCCGCGCCGAACTGACCATGCGGGCCAAAGCGGAAACCTTGCAGAACGAGCAGCAGGCCCAAGCCGAGCGTTGGATAGCAGCCGAAAACGCTTTTGCTGAAAAGAATGCTGATTACGACAAGGCTTCCGCCGCTGGACTGGAAACCATCAAACGGTTGAATACCCCGGCATGTCACAGTGTGGCCCAGGCCATGCAGCAAGTCGAAAATGGCCCGGAATTGCTGTACCACTTTGGCAAACATCCCGGCGAAATGGAAGCTATCGCAAAAATGGCTCCCATTGCGGCGGTGATGGCCTTGGGGGAGATTGCTGCGCGTCTCGCAGGCGATAAACCGGCAAAGGATAAGGAACCTGCGCCACAGACACGGGCCCCCCGCCCGCCAACCCCGATTCGCGGAGCTTCTGCTGCCGGTTCACCGAAACCGGATGAACCGGGCAGCGATAAGATGAGCGATGAAGACTGGCTCAAGGCGCGGAACGCCCAAATTGCCGAAAGGCAGAGACGCTAGGAGGCGTCTTAGACGATGGCAAACACGCTATTGACACCGGATATGATTCTGCGCGAAGCAGGCCGGATATTCCACCAAAAGGCCTTGTTCATCGGCAGCATTGACCGGCAATATGACTCCTCGTTTGCAAAAACAGGGGCCAAGATTGGCGAATCGCTGCGGTTGCGCGACCCCAATCAGTACACGGTAACTAACGGGCCGACGATGGCCGTGCAGGACACTCCCGAAACATCGAAAACCCTCACCATCAACAAGCACAAGCATGTGGCTATGAATTTCGGGATGCAGGAAATGGCGTTGAGCCTGGACGACTTTTCCAAGCGCATTCTTGAACCGGCCATGGCCGTGCTAGCCGCCAATGTGGAAGCAGATGCTTTGTCGACCATGACCAAAGACATCCACAACATCATTGACGGCGATGGGGCTGCGTTTGATTTCATTCACCTGGCGAATGCCCAAGCCAAGCTGAACGATACCCTTACGCCGCCATCGGAACGGACTTGTCTGCTTTCCAACAGCCATGTGGCGAAGTTTTTGAACGCCAACAAGGGCCAGTTTAATCCGCAGGGTGCCATCTCTAAACAGTGGAAAGAGGGCATCATGGGGAATACCTGTGGCATGGACATCGGCTCATCTTCGCTGGTCTCCGACCACACCACGGGCACGGC